ATACCATTCAACAAGACCGTAGATAATTACCTTATCTTTACCGTTCAGCATTCATCCTCAGCCACTGATATAGCAGCATGGAAAAGAGTAATAGTACAAAAGTATGCATAGCGTAACAGTCAACGAAATTACCTACACCTTCACCGAATGGGAGGAGGTTGATGATATATATATTCATATATTCACTACTGAGGGTACTACTATATGTATCCCAAAAGATTTGTTAGATGGCACGATATAAAAAGGACGGCAATTTTTACGTCAAGTATCCTACCAGGAGAAAGATGGCAGCAATACTCAAGAGAATAATCATGAGCAAAGGGCTCTTTCAAGAAGGCACATTGATTGAATCAGTGCGTATCAATGCAAGGGTCACAGGATTTGCTAAGCTTGAGATCGATATCATTGCCATGTATTACTTTATTTTCCTTAACAATGGGGCTGACCTATGGAATGGTGGGGTGATACCTCCTTATGATATTGTGAGAGCATTCCAGGATGAGATGGTTAACCAAGGAATAACCACAGAAATCTATTCTCAATACACTGAATGGATAACTCAGAATTACCCAATGGTGGAAGCTGTTGAGGTCTTAGAAAAAGATCAGAAAATAGTATACAACTTCGTGCCGGTTGATCCTCCTGCAGGCTTCACTGTTGGTAGCCCATTAGATGTCTAACTCTTTTTTCATCCCAAGCATATTGAAAACATAGTAAAGGGGTAGCCCTCCTATGGCATCGGACTTGGATAGGTCACCATTGCACAGGTTATATATCAACAGCTCCCATGACCACTTGGATGTATCCTTCTCAGGCTCAGTATCAGGGTCATCCTCATCATCATCATAGCCTTCAGCAGGTTCAGGTGGTAGGGGGTCCTCGAATAGGTTGGTATATGTTGTCAGAAACTGCTCACGGAATTTCAAAAATTCTCTGATCACACCGTACACATCCGTGATAGGTACATCCATTAGCCTCTCAGCTCTGAGCTTGCAGTCATATTCATAAGGCTCCCACACTACCTCACCCCATTCATTCTCTTTGGTTTGCCGGTACAGGATAGCACAGATGTAGGGTAGGTTGATTAGGTAGTTATCATTGAAGAAATAGTTAAGGTCAATGTATTCGTAAAGCGTGAGCTTGTTAAGTGGCTTGAATACCATGCCATCAACCTCACGCCTCCATTGACTGGATGGCTCAGAAGTGGCCCACTTGCATTGATCAATCATTTCAGTGAGCTCTTCAATGTCAAGCTCATCAACATCTACATCAGTTAAGATGTAAAGGACCTCACTATTGTAGTGAATAGATCCCTGCTCTTTATCAATTTTCGCTATCTCCGTCCACTGCTCCAGTGTTACCTCCCTCCAGCTTTGGGGTAGCTTGTGCTCTGATTTTTTCACTTATAAAAGATATGTAAGGAATGCATATAGATGCGGGTAATTTTGCTAAGAATTTACTCTTGTGTTTAATGTGAGCATCGGTATAATGCTCAACAGGTCCAAGGTCTTCACGTTTAAAAAACACAGCCAGGATATTACTGATATATCCCTTTTCTTTTCCGATGCTGTACTTTTCAATGAGCTTACTATCCCTCACGGTCATCTTCATCTCAGCCTTGTAGGTGTATCCTTCATGCTCTAAGGTGTCAACGGTTGGGTAGGTCATATTAGGATGCTCATTAAATTGACGAATAATATCAATAAAGTTTTCAACATCCACATCATTGAACTCATTTTCAGGTATTCCAAGGTATTCAAATATCTTGAGGTGCCTTTCAATGGGGTCAAGTGTTGTATCACTGTTAAAGTCAGTTAGCTTTTCGAATTGCTCAACTGTGAGCTCAGTAATTAGGTTAGGGATTTCCCTGTCAAGTATTTTAATCATCTGCAAATTTTGAACAAATATAAAAAAAAAACAATATATACGTGACCGAGTTACCAATTTACACCATTACCATTGATCCCGAGTATGCAGAGGGTGGTGAGGATTTAGGCATTGAGGCTATTGCCTTCACATCTAAGCCTGCCATCAAAGTAAAAGGGATGGCCTTCAATCAACAGACTAAAGCATTGGCTTTCAAAGATGGATTGAAGTACCGTATCACTGCACCTGCCATGATACCTATGGAGATTTATCGAAGGGATGACGAAACAGATGAGGAGTACATGGTTAAATTCACGGTTGAGGAGATAGATGCCATGCATTCTAAGTTCATGCAGCAGTTAGTTAACTCTGCTAAGTTCAACCTTGAGCACAACGAAGAGAAAAAAGTACCTGCCTACATTCTGGAGGCATGGTTAGTAGATAAGCCCGAGCTTGACAAAGCATATACTACCTATGGCATTGAGGTGCCTGCAGGTACGTTGATGCTAACAGCTCAGATAACTGATATTGAATACTACAATAAACTGGTTGAAGAGGACCAGGTTGGTTTCTCTATTGAGGGCTTCATGGGAATGAAACTAAAATCGAAATATAATATGCAATTACCTGATGGAGAGCACCTCATTGAGGGCAAAATCTACGTGGTCAAGGATGGCCAAGTAGTCGAAATTAAAGAAGAGGAAAAAGTCGAAGAGACAATGCCGGAGGAAGAAGTAGCAATGGCTGAGACAGTAGTTGAGGAGGAGGAAGTGGTTGAGGAAGAAACTATGGCTGTTGATCCTGCTATGGATGCTGAGGCTGTCCTTGCAATTGTTCAGCCTATGATTGCTGAGCAAATCAATTCAGTGTTAGCTATAGTAGCTGAGCTCAAAAGTCAATTAGAGGAGGCTCTTGGAGCTGAGACTGAAGTGGAAGAGGAGACTGTTGCCATTGATGCTAAGACTATGCTTGCTGAAAATCTAAGAAAGTTTAACCAATTTAATTCTAAATAAAATGCGTAAATTAAAATTCGACCTACAAGTCGACCCAACAGCTTTATTGGCTGCAAACCCAGAGGCATTCTACTCCGCTGCCTACTTAACGTCGGATGTACCTAACAACTTCCGCACTTTGCCTGGTGTTAAATACCAGACTAAACTTGGTACTGTTGTTTTCGGTAATGTTTTACAATCATCCACTTGTGCATGGCCTACTCCAGGCTCAACTGATGACTTGAGTGCAGTGTTGATTGACGTTTGTGCTGTATCTGCTATGGCTCAAATCTGTCAATTTGATTTGGAGCAGTCATTCGTATCCTTGCAAATGACAAAAGGATCTAACAGTGATTTCTCTGTTGCATCTTTCATGAACTTCTACTGGGAGACTATGGCTAAGACTGTAGCTCAAGACATCGAAAGCATCCGTTGGCAGGGTGATACAACTTCATTGAACCCTACACTTGCATTGTGTGATGGTTATGAGAAAAAGTTGACTGCTGCTGTAGGACCTGGTGGGGTGATTAACGGTGGTACTGGTACTATCAGTAACTTCACTGCTCTTGAGACTGCTATCTCTACTGCATTCGCTGCATTGCCTGCATCTGTAGCTTCCAAGACTGAGGACCTACGCATCTACCTTCCTACTCAATTGGTAAACATCTACCGATTAGGAGTAGCATCAGGTAACACCAATGCATACATCACTCAAGATTTGTCTTTGACTTACTTAGGTATCAAAATCGTTCAGTGCCAAGGGATGTCTAACAACACCTTTGTTATCACGTTGAAAGATAACCTTATCTATGCATTCGATGCTGAAGGAGATAGCTCTGATTTGCGTGCGGTTAACCTACGTGACACTGTTGCTGAGCCTTACATCCGTACTCGTGCGGACATGAAGATTGGCTTCCACTTCGTGAACCCTACTGAAATCGTTTTCTATTCTTAATAATAATCTTGAGCCCTCTGCAAAGGGGGCTCTTTAATACACTTTAATCATGCCAAATGTTTGTCAAGCATTAGAAGCGGTTGCCAAGAGCTGTGAGAATAGCTCAGGCGGCTTGCATGGGATAGCCTTAATCCCACAGGATGATGTAGTGAGTGTGACAGTTAACACCACTAACCCTGGTGATTGGGAGGTTACGGCTTTCTCTTTGACTCCTACTATCACTTTCACTGACTACTACATCCGTAGAAATACATCCAACTACACTGAGGAATTAGCTGCTGACCTTGTAAATGGTAGCTCATTCGTTACTCAGACTATTAACTTAATGTTCCACAGAAGAGAGATGGCTACTTCAAGAGCTATCAAAATCTTGGGTTCAGGACAGCAGTACCTATCTGCCATCGTAAAAGATGCTAACGGTAAGTATTGGTACTTCCCTTATATGCAGTTATCTGCTTCAGGTGAAGGTTCCGGTACAGCTCGTGCAGATGGTTCTAAATACTCAGTTACTTTGGTAGCAGAGAATGAGTTCCTTGCATACGAGGTAACCATGACTCCTGCTGCTCTTCAAGCTATCGGGGTTAACTTCTAATTTTGAACATTCTACGGTAGGTCTGACAATATACTTAGATGATCTACATTGCTCAAAATTCAAGTAACAAAATAGTCCTCACACTTACAGAGGTAACAACGGTTTCCAACCCGAGTTACCTCTTTGTGTTTACAAACGAATTTGATACCAACACAAGCACGCAGATCTTATTCACTGCTGCAGATACATCATCGTATCCTGAGCGTTATAATTTATTCAATTTAGTAGAGCCCACTGACCTCAGCCTTGTTGTAGGACAATATACCTATGAGATATATGAGAAGAGTGGACCATTCACCCTTCCGTTAAGCATTGCACAGACCACAGGTGTAGTCATTGAGGAGGGTAGGATGGTAGTTAGTGGACCTGCACCTTCATCAGTATACACATAGATATGGCCTGGTACGATATTTTTACAAGAAAACAAGAGCAGGGTCCTACCGTCGTGGAAGGATACCAGGCTTTTAGCACCCCATTCCTACCTGTTGGTAGAGGTAACTTGACACTACCCTACGTCAATGGTAGATGGACTGCAGGTAACTGGGTAGACTTCGGTGAGGGGAACCTATATCCCGAGGTGCTGAATCAAATGTACTTCAGCTCACCCCTTCATGGTGCCATTGTGGACTTCAAGACCAATGCCGTTATCGGTGGAGGCTATGCCTTGGATGCTGAGAAGCTAACAGCACAGGAGAAGGTAGATCTATACACCTGGGAGCGTAAGATTAAACTCAAGCATACAGTTGAGGCGGTTACTCAGCAGTTGATATTGCATAATAGGATCTATTTTAAGCTGGTATTTAATGAAAAAGGTAAGCTTGTTAAGGTATATAATGTAAGCCCTGAGAAAGTAAGGGTATCACGGTGCAAGAAAAAGTACTATTTAAGCAATGACTGGAGCCAAAGGTTGGATGTTGTAGAGATAAAACCCTACCACATGACCTGCAAAGATGAAGTTCAGCTCTATTGCTTTGAGGTTCATTCTGTTGGGCAGGACTACTATCCGCTACCTCAGTATACATCGGCTTTGAATTTTGCATATCTCTCGGGTGAGCTGTCATACTTTGCAAAAAGTAACATTCAAAACAGCATTTTTCCTTCCTTTGCTATGATGTTCCCTAAGCGACCACAATCGGAGGAGGAGAAGCACATGATCAAGGAGACTATTGACAGGTTAAAAGGTGCACAGAATGCAGGTAAAGCGGTTGCATTCTTTGCCAATAGCCAGGATCAACTTCCAAAGATAGAAGCACTACCAACTAACGCAAATGATAAGCTATTTCATGAGGCATCTGCCCTCAATACTGAGCAAATTTGTTTTGCTCACACTATCGACCCTATTCTTATGGGTGTTAGAACCACAGGCTCCTTGGGTAGTGGCTCGGATATTAAGCAGGCTTATGTAATTTTTGAGAAAAACGTAGTCAAAAAGATACGTGCCCAGGTAGATACTATCTTCAATGAGCTCCTTGGCATTGCTAAGCTGCCTGCTGAATTTACTATCAATAACTACCAAATCATTGGTGATACCATTGTTGAGGTAGATGATGATACTACCCGGGTAAAAGAGGCATTGAACACCTTGAGTGAGCCATTACTTAACAAGGTGCTTGAAAAAATGACTACCAATGAGATACGAGCATTGGCTCAACTCCCTCCTATTGACGAACCAACTAACACAGCTCAGTAATGCTTTACTTCATAACTGAAAACTACCTCAAGACCAACACACCCATCACAGCCAATGTGGATGTAACGGATGTGACACCATACATAGCTACTCAGAGTGCTCTAAGGATACAGCCTATCCTTGGCACCACATTCTACAACCATCTGCTCACTGCATACAATGCTCAGACCTTGACCAATGATGAAATAACCCTGGTTGAATTTATTCAGCCGGTCATTGCATGGAGGTCAGCAGAGGATGCTGTGTTTGGATTAAGCTATCAGTTGAAAAACAAAGGTCTTCAGACTCAAAACGGCGACTACTCAGCAAGCGTATCACGTGGTGAGGTAGCCTTTGGCATGGAGCACTATGCACAGAAGGCATCATTCTTTGAGCAGAGGCTGATCAGATGGCTATTGGCTAACAAAAATCTATTTCCAATTTTCATATCAGCACTCAATACAGATACTGACCTACGGCCTATGTTCGCCACTTGCCAGTGCATCACTCCTTGGCAGTTGACTTGCACAGGGATGTGCGGTAACTTCCGTGAAAATGGGTACAATAACAGCATTCTAATTCTGTGAAAACACAGCTATCCATATTATTTTCAGCGTTTCAATCTAAATGGCCCATATATATTAGCATGGTTAGTGCATTTTTTACACCCATTTGGGGGCTGATGTTCCTGATAGGGTTCGCAATTGGTATGGATACCGTTACAGGCATATGGAAAGCACGTAAGAAAAAGGAAAAAATCAGTTCACGCAGGTTGTCTGCTGTGATATCTAAGATGTTACTCTATGAGGTAACCGTGATTTTATTCTATCTCATTGACTATTTTATCCTTAATGATATAGTGTTGACATTTTTTTCTGTACCTTTAATGCTCACAAAGATATTATCATTGATCCTGGTATCCATTGAAGTGGTATCAATCAATGAAAATTACAAGGCAGTAAAGGGCCTCGACCTATGGCAGGCAATGAAGAACCTATTCGCAAGAGCTAAGGAAATCAAAAAGGACACGGATGAAATTAGACACAACCAAGATATTACAGGCACGCCTATCTGACAATCAATACTTTCCTGAGGAGTCTAAGAAAACACAGATCTACCTGCACCATACAGCAGGCAACGGTGATGCTGTAGCCGTATCACGATGGTGGCAAAGCAATTCTGAGAGGATAGCTACTGCTTTTGTCATAGGTAACAAGGGTACAATAGTGCAATGCTTCAGCTCGAAGCACTGGGCATACCACCTTGGCATAGATAACCAGGACTTTGCACCTCATGGGGTGAGATATCAGAACCTCAACAAGCTATCTGTAGGCATTGAGGTATGCAACTGGGGCCCATTAAAGCAGGTCAATGGAAAGTACATGAATTATGTGAAGGGTATTATTGACCCATCAGAGGTCACTATCCTGGATAAGCCCTTCAAAGGTCATGTGCTGTGGCATAAATATACCGATGCACAGATTGAAAGCACCCGGCAGTTATTGGTGTACCTGTGTGAGACCTACAACATACCCAAGGCATACAGAAAAGAGATATTTGCCATTGATACGGAAGCCTTCAAAGGCACTCCAGGGATCTACACACATAACAGTGTACGAAAAGATAAGAGTGATATCTACCCATGCCCTCGAATGATAGCAATGTTACAAGCATTATGAGATATATCCTACCATTATTGATACTGATCGTATCCTGTTCAGCTCCTAAGCGAGCTCAATGGCATTATAAAAGAGCCATGGCTAATGGTCTCAAGGTTGAGGTGGGTAGTGACACTATCCGGATCGCTACCATTGACAGTATCCCTGTTATTAAGAATGACACCATAGTGTGGGAGAAAATTATTGCGTATCGTGATACGGTTATACAGCATGATATAGTGACGATCCCTAAAACGAGGTGGCAGACCAAGGTAGAAATGAGGGAGAGAATAAAGATAGAGAAAATCAAAGGAGATACCATTGTAAAGAAAGCCAAGGCAGAGCAGAAAGTCACCTACATTACCAGGTGGTGGCCGTTTTGGTTAGGCTTATCCATACCCTTTGTGCTTCGATTGGCATGGTCAGCACTACTCAGTAAACTCAACAGATGAGGAAACGTTTATTTTATGACATTGAGACCTCCTTCAATGTCGGTATATTCTGGCGGACAGGATATAACCTAACCATCAACCCGGGTGATATCATCCATGAGAGGGCTATTATTTGCATCTGCTATAAATGGGAAGGTGAGGATGAAATACATAGCTTAACATGGTCCAAGAGCCAATGCGACAAGGCCATGCTCAAGGAGTTCATTAAAGTAATGGCTCAAGCCGATGAGATAGTGGCCCACAATGGTGATAAGTTTGACCTCAAATGGGTGCGAACAAGAGCCTTATTCCATGGCATTGATGTAATGCCAAACGTTAAGACTATTGATACCCTTAAATGGGCTAAAAAATACTTTAATTTTAACAGCAACAAGCTCGACTACATTGCCAAACTGCTCAAGGTAGGGGCTAAGATGGATACAGGAGGGCTTGACTTGTGGAAGGATATCGTATTTAGAAAGGACCAGAAGGCCCTGGATAAAATGGTAGCCTATTGTAAGATGGATGTGAAGGTGCTTGAGGCGGTATTCAATAAGCTCAACAGCTATGCAACCCCTCAACATAACTATGCAGTGCAAAATGGAGGTGAAAAGTATGAATGTCCTGAGTGTGGTAGCATCAATTACGCATACAATAAAAAGGTAGTTACTGCTGCAGGCACCGTACACCATTGGCTAAAGTGCAAAGAGTGTAAAAAACACAACAAAATAAATCATCAGGTATTCACTAAGTACCAGGAGTACATCTACAAGCGTAAGAAAAACATCTCTTAAGTTAATAATTTAACCGTTTTTCACCACCTTTAAGTTAATTTCCTTATTTAGAATCATTCTAAATTTCGTTGATAATTTGTCAACATTGAAACTATTTGTATATTTGTCAAGTATTAACAATTAAACATTTAGTTATGACAGAAATTATCCTTGAAATGGAGCAGGAGCTCCGAGATGAAATGCAAGAAATGATTGATGCCTTCGGTCCAAGTGATCCAGGCACCGTATATGCAGCCACAAAGTGGGCTGTGATGGCAGATTTATTAACCCGATTAAAACTTGAGCCCAATGATTAGAGAATTTCTACTAAGCAGCGTGTTGCTGATTGCTTCCCCATTCGTATTGTATTACCTTTTAAAACTTGTATTATGTTAGGAAATTTGAAAGAAGGAATTTTTTATGTTTTTGAGAACGGCAAAGAGGCCGTAGGTGATCATGTCATTACATCCGTTGAAATATGTAACGGTGATATCTGTGATGTGTACATTGACCTTGACATCAATGGCTATTTAGATGGCACCCGGTGTGAATTAACAGATAGAGAAATTGAAGAGGTGCGTGATGCTGTACGTGATGAGCTACTGGCTAATAGCTATGAGTATGATTTACATCTGCATTTCTCTGAGGAGCAGGATAGGATGCTGAAATATGAGCAGGATTTAGATTACTTTTTTTATACACGAGAGCTATGACATTAGGAGATCAAGTTTATTGGTGGTTTCACGGCGGTGGTTCCATTGCCAAAAGCGGACACTTTAATTGGAAGCATTACTGCAAAGTGATGCAAGCTAAAAACGAAATTTACAAATCATGTACAGATTACGATACTACATCCATACCCAACTCATCCGAGAATGGGTGTTCAACAGCAGAGGACTATGCAATTGGAAAAAGAGAGAGCTCCTCATGTCAGGAGATTGTCGAATGGGACACTTTAAAATTGAACGAGCATGATTAAGGTAGGCAGTGACTTCAGTGGAGTGGGTGCTTTCAATCAAGCACTCAACCGATTAGGGATAAATTACGAGGAAGTGTTTGCCTGTGACATGGATAAGTATGCGAGGCAGACGTTTATCCATAACTATGGTGAGCCAAGGTACTACCCTACCAATGTATACTACCGTAATATACCTGAGAAAAGTCTTGACATCTACATGACTTCACCCCCATGTCAAGCGTTCTCTTTGGCAGGAAAAAGGTTAGGGAAAACAGATAACAGAGGAGTATTGTTTTTCAATTCTCATGAGTTTATTGAGAAGAACAAACCTCGCTTTTTTATCTTTGAGAATGTAAAAGGGTTGCTATCGGATGATAATGGAAAAACATTCCAAGAATGGGTGAATATGTTAGGAGGTAAGTCAGTCAATGGTAGCCCTGTAATGTTCCCTCATGAGTATTCAGTGCCTTATCATTTATATTGGAAGGTATTAAATGCTAAAGAGCATGGAGTACCACAAAACAGAGAGAGGGTGTTTTTGGTAGGTATACGTGATGACCAGGATAATCTATTTAGATGGCCCATTGAAGAGCATTTAACTAAGAGGTTAAAGGATGTACTGGAGGATGATGTGGATGGTAAGTATTTTTTGAGTGAGAAAATTATAAAAGGATTTTTAAATAAAAAAGATGCAGAAAACTTTCCTTTTTTACCAAAGGATGAAAACGACATTTCACAATGTTTAACTGCAAGATATTTTAAAATGGGTGCAACAGACCCATATATTAAAATCAAATCCGCAACCGCGAAAGGTTACGAAGAGGCAACCGAAGGAGATAGCATAAATTTCTCAGTTCCTAACAGTGAAACGAGGAGAGGCAGAGTAGGAAAGGGAGTGGCTCAAACATTAGATACTGCTTGCAATCAGGGAACAATCATAGGAGGTAAATGGAATGATTTCAAAAATGAATTAGGAGATAAAAAAGGTTTTGAGCCAATATCTGATGGGTGCTCACCTACATTATTAGCACGAGCAAGGAATGACGGATCAGGAATGGCTGCAGTAAGTGATGGATTAAAAATCAGACGGCTAACGCCTCGTGAATGCTTCCGATTGATGGATTTCCCTGATACCTTTACATGGCCTGTAAGTGACTCACAAGCCTACAAGCAGGCAGGCAATTCAATTGTGGTCAATGTCCTATATAAAATACTTAAAAATTTACCATTATGCTACTAATTGACGAATTATACCACCTTTCAAAGGTGCAGAATGATGACATTGTGAAGATCATTGATGATTTTAACCTTCGCAGGAGGTGCAGGAAGCAGGAGTATGTATACAAGAGGTATTTCTTGGCTCAGTACATGGTTCGCAGGAGGCACATGACTACAATGCTCGCAGCTTATTACCTGGGAATTGACCATAGTACAGTAGTTTATGGCATCCAACAGCATGACTTTTGGTGGAAGCACAACGATCACAGGTACATGGCGGCCATTCATCCGGTGCCACAGCTCCTTAGCGTGACAACCCATGACAACCCTGTGACAACTTACGAGGTAAAATACAATGAGGTTGTCACGGAAAAAACAGAGGTAACTATCACAGGTAACTTCCCTCCAAAGTTATTAACAAATTTTGAAAAACCCTTGACTGGTAAGCAATTAAGCGACATCTTTGCCATGTCATAATATAAGGGTTAATACGTTAGGGGGCTTCGGCTCCCTTTCTTTTTGCCCCTGCGTGACGACGTGACAACCCATTTGCATATGAGCCATATATTTAATACGAGTATATTCACCCCCCAAAAAGTTGGTTTTGAGTTGTCACGTTGTCACGGAAACACAAGAAACCCAATACTGACGTGGCTTATAGGCGTGACAACTACCCCCTTTGAGTTGTCACGGAGTTGTCACGGTTGTCACGGAGTTGTCACGGAATAAAAAACTTTAATATATTTGTAACCATGTATAACCCTTATATATCAATTTTCAAAAGTCTCTACAATTCTAAAGAGACACCCTTCTCTATTAAGGCAATAGAGGTGCACAATAGGATACAGGTTGGCACACCTGAATTAATTAGTAAGATAAAGGCCATACGGAAGGGTAACAATGAGCTCAAGAATACCCTCATGGCTATCATGTTCAATGGTACCTTCAGTGAGCGGAAGGATGATGGCCTTGTTGAGCACTCTGGGCTGTGCATCCTGGACTTCGATAAGTACCCCGATGCTGATACCATGGCAGCAGAGCGGAAGAGACTCATTGAGGATAAGTATACTTATATGCTATTCACGTCTCCAAGTGGTAAGGGCCTCAAGGTAGTGATCAGGATACCTCAATGCGATAAGGTGGAGCACCGGAGGAGGTTCAGCCACTATGAGCAGTACATAAAAAGTGAGTATTTTGATACCTCTAACAAGAATATCTCAAGGGTATGCTTTGAGTCCTATGACCCCGATGCCTACCTCAATGAATTTGCCGCCATCTACACAGGCATTGTGGAGGATACAGGGTACCACCGCAGTGAATACACCCCCAAGGTCATTGTAACCAATGAGAACCGCATCATTGAGAAGGTGCTCAAGTTCAACCATGGTGATTTCAAGGAAGGCAACCGGGCCAATTACATCTACAAGGTAGCCTGTTGCCTATGCGAGTATTCGATTCCCCTCACCACTGCGGAGAATACACTACTACAATTCACGCAAGAGGGCTTCGGATCTACGGAAATAACCAACACGGTCCGAAATGCATACAAGCAGGCTCAGTTTGGGCTCAAAGTATTCGAGGATGTGGAGGCCATCCAAGGGATTAAGAATAAACTCAAGCAAGGGATAGCTCCTGAGGATATCAGCAAGCAACTGAGCGTATCTAAGGAGGATATTAAGGCCATTCAAAAGGAGGAGGATATATTCTGGGAGGTAAAAAAAAACACCGTTAACATCATCCCCAACAAGTATGCTGCCTGGTTGCATAAGCAAGGCTTTGCAAAATACTACCCTGAGCGGTCAAATAATCCCATTTTCGTGTACATAACAGAGAATAAGGTCCAAGAGAGCTCAGTTGAGAAGATAAAAGACCATGTACTCACATATCTAATGGAGCGTGAGCTGATGGATGTGTACAACCATTGTGCTAAGAGCTCGCAGTTATTCACACCTGGACACCTTAATATGCTTGACAGCATTGATATGCGTATCTTACAGGACTCAAAGAACGAGTGTTATCTACCATTTACCAATGGTGTGGCAGTGATTACCAAAAACAAGGTCAAACTACTGAGCTACATTGATATTGATGGGTATATCTGGAGGGACCAAATAATACCGAGAGAATTTAAAGTGGAAAATACCTATGAGAACAACTTCCAAGACTTCGTTAACAAGATAGCAGCACAGGACCCCAACCGCATCAAGTCTATGAGAACCACCATAGGGTACCTGTTGCACACCTACAAGGATAAGGCAGACCAAAAGGCAGTTATCTTCAATGATGAGGAGATAGATGATAACCCAAACGGAGGGAGTGGTAAGAGTCTCATGCTTACTGCCCTTGGCCACATCCGTAAGATTGTCAAAATTGATGGTAAGCTCTTCAATCCAGGTAAGAATGATTTTGCCTATTCAAGGGTTAACCCTGATACACAGGTATTGGCCTTTGACGATGTTAAAAAGCACTTTAATTTTGAGCAGTTATTCTCACTGATCACTGAGGGTATTCCTGTCAACCGCAAAAACAAGGATGAGTACTATATTCCATATGAGCGAAGCCCTAAAATAGTGATAACGACCAACTATGTGATAGCAGGAGCAGGGGGGAGTCATGACCGCAGAAGACATGAGGTTGAGTTCAATCAATACTTCAACGCTAACCATAGCCCCATTGATGAGTATGGGTGCAAGCTATTCGACCAATGGACTCAGGAGGAGTGGAGCTACTTCGATAACTACATGATTGATAATATCAAGTACTACCTGGAGCATGGGCTGTACCAAACCACAGGTATCAACAGTGACATTAAGAAATTCATACAAAACACCTGCAAGGAGTTCTATGATTTCGTGGAGGATACACCACTCACTGCGGATGGTTCCCATTTGCACCGGTACAAAGGACTCATGCAACAGTTTCAAGAGGAGACCAACAGCTTCAAGGACCTCAAGCCTCAAGTCTTTGCTCGATGGATTGACTGCTATGCAACTCACATGAAATATAAACTAACTAAACACCGTAACCATGAAGGCCGCCACTTTTACCTTACTCCTACTCAGCCTGCTAAGCTGTAAGTCTACACAGAAGTGTGATGCATACAGCATCCGAGGGTATGAATACATCCAAATACTTGGATATACTGATACAGTACCTACCTTTGGTGAAACAGAGCTCCATCTGCCACCTGGTGAGTACATCATTAAGGCATGGAAAGGTGAGGAGATAACATATACCAAAGTAAAGCTATGAACCAACACAAAATATATCGGGTCCTAAGACTCATGCAGATGCTACAACAAAAGCCGAGGTCAGTGAATGGCATGGCACGTTACTTAGGTACCAGTGAGAGAACAGTCTACAGATACCTGAAACTTTTTATGAAGTTAGATATGCAAGTAAAAAAGGACCAATTTAATAAGTACTTTATAGATGAACAAAGACCACATTAAAACCCTGCATGAGCTCAAGGTCAAGAAGCTACTTGAGAAGTGTCCCCATTACCCCCAAGATTACATTATGAAACGAAAATACACCGACTCAACGGCCAACGGCCTAACCAAAGCTATCTGTGACTGGATTAACCTGCATGGATACCAGGCTGAACGTATCAATACCATGGGTGTGGCACGTACTAAGTACCGAACTGATGGCTCAGTGGCAGGCATTCAATGGACTAAAGGCACCTCTACTGCAGGGAGTGCTGATATATCTGCTACCATCAAGGGCAGAAGTGTTAAGATAGAGGTCAAAATAGGCAAGGATAGGCAGTCAGAGGCACAGAAGAGATACCAGGAGATGATTGAACGGGCAGGGGGTGTGTATATTATCGCAAAAAATTTTGATGAATTTGTTGAATGGTATGAAAATTTTGTATCTTTGTAAAAATTAAACCCTTTTAATATGACAACAAGAGTAAAAAAAGAGGAGGCAGTACCTCAGGCAGCAAGCCTAAACATCTACCAAAAGCTACACCTGGCTAAGCAGTCAATGGGTAAGGTAATTAAGAATGCCACCAACCCCCATTTGAAGCGTAACTATGCCGACATCAACAGCATCATTGATACTGTTGAGCCTATTCTATTGGACCATGGCCTGCTGTTGATACAGCCTATCATTGATGATAAGGTATATACTATTATTGTGGATATCGAAACAGGTGATAAGTTAGAGAGTTACCTTACATTGCCTCCAATTACAGATGCCCAAAAGCTCGGAGGAGCCTGCACGTACTTTCGCAGGTATACATTGGTTAACCTGTGTTGTTTGCAAGCCATTGATGATGATGGCCATGAGGCAAGCAGAGCACCCAAGGCTAAGCCTACCCTAACACCTGACAGGTTCAATAGTGCACTTCAAGCTATCCAAGAGGGTAGATACACCGTTGAGGATTTGAAAGCTACCTATTCACTAACTAAAGAGCAGGAGGCACAGCTATGAAGTTCAGAGCATCACAATTAGGTAAGCTAATGACCTCCTCCAGGACTAAGGGGGAGGTATTAGGTCAAACAGCTAAGAGCTACATCATTGAGCAGGCTAAGCAGGACTTTTATGGGTACCGCACTCAGCTAATGAATAAATACGTTCTCAAGGGATTAGAGCAGGAACAGGACTCGATTGACCTACTCAATGGGGTAAGGTTCCAAAACTACGTTAAAAACGAGCAGAGGGCAGAAAATGAGTATTTGACAGGATGCTGTGATATCATTACGGAGGATAGCATCATTGATATTAAGAGCTCATGGTCCCTTGAGACCTTCCCTGCTACCACTTTTGAGCTGAAGGATCTATCTGAGTACGAATGGCAGGGAAGGGGTTATATGTGGCTATATGATATGCCATCTTTCGAGCTGTGCTATGTGATGGTAAGTACTTACCCTGAGCTACTCAGCCAATACGATCCTATGGATATTCATGAGGTAGATCACATTGATCCTGCGAAGCGTATCACATCCATCACCTTTGAGAGAAATAAAGAGCTGGAGATACAGATGGCTGAGAGATTAATCCTAGCCACTGAATTTTATAACGAAGTACTAACCCAATTAGAAAATAAGTAAAATGAAAAATGTAGATTTTGTTATTGAAAAGTTGAATTCTAAAAAATTTAAGAAAAATAAATCTTACTCATCTAGAGAAATTAGTAGTATTATAGGTACCACTAGTAGTACGGTAGTACAATCAGGAGCATTAAAGGATGCATTAACTATACACCCAGAATGGAAAAATGAGTACGGTAGAATGTGGATTTATGTAGGACATCAGATAGTATCATCAGTACCATTGACATCACCTAAAAAACAAGTAATAAAAACAAAACCTAAACGAAGAGAGATATCTTTATTTTGGGGATTAATATCTATAAGATGAACATAACACACGAACAGCAACCAATACAGCAGGAGGACACTATCCTCCTTGCTGTCATGGCTAAGTACTATGAGCGTTCAAAGAGAGGGCAGGCTAAGTACGGTACCAACCTGGATAGGACAGACGTTGATTTATTAGGATGGCTTGACCATCTCCAGGAGGAGCTGATGGATGCGACTCTGTATATTGAGAAACTAAAAAAGGACTTAGCAGAATAAATGAAGTGCTTTAAGATGCACTATTTAATTCAATTACACAAGAAAAACCAATGGATGTATAATATAGTGCTATTTACTGCACGAAATAATAAATCAATAATATGAAACAAACAGCAGTAGAGTGGTTAGTTGAGCAGATAACTAATGGAGACATTTCAGCAAGAGAAGCTATCAAACAAGCCAAAGAGATGGAAAGAAAAGAAAGATTAAAGTACCAATTATTTATAGGTAAAGTAGATGAGATAGTTGGCTTTGATAAGACACTTGAATTATTAAAAGAATGTAACAACAAAATACTAT